TGACTAATTATTAAGCCGTCTTTTGCTATTGCTAATCCTTTTCCTAATTGTTCTGTAGTAACTATGCCGTCATTATCAATAGGTATACAAGTTCCTGTTTGATATGTGTTACTATCAGGATTAGTGTCAATTGCTAACCAAAAATCTTGTGTTCCTGTAAAATAATCAGGTTGAACACCTGTTGCCCTTATATAAGCATAACCATCTGATGCTGTGATAGCCTCAGCCTGACATTGTATTGTATTTGCACCTGTAGTGTTAAATATTCCAAAAGTGCTTTGTGTTGCGGTGCGATTACTGGGATCTAATACAAATATATCTTTTTTAACTTCTCCTGGAAAAGCATATACATTACCATCAACACCTAATGTTGATCCAACATATAATTTATCGTCTTTGTTAAATCCTGGTGTGGTTAAATCTGCACCACTTGGTGTAAAACGAGTTGTGACATTAGCACCTGGATCAAATTCCACTATACATCTTGGTCCATCAAGTGCTGGAACAGTGCCACTACCTGGTTCTCCATTAAGTAAAAATCCTTCCTGAGGTATAATGTATACATTACCTGATTCTGATCCAATTGACTGTGATCCTGGAACTTGAACTACATTTAAATCAAAAGGCCCAGTTACTACTACAGTGTTATCAACACCATCATATTGAAATGTTGTATTTGAAAATTTATCAGTTGCTAAATCATGTATTACACATCTTGCATCAGTTGGACTTATATTTGCATTTATATCTGCAGAAAATATTAAAACTTTATCATTTTCCAATGCTATACATTTTTGAGGATCAGGATAAGCATCTTCAATTAATATAGGTCCTGGAGAATTAGTGTGAGTATTGACTTTATTAATAGCACTGTAATCTGTTTTAAATCTTATGTAATCTACATTTGTATTACCTTGATCTATATATAAATGAACATTACCATTATACACTAAACAACCTGTAACAGCAGAAGATATAATTGCATCAACGCCAGTGCCTACTGTAGGACTTGTTTGTGTTATATTACCAGCATCAGGATCATATTTAAATAATTCTGCAGAACTTGTGCTATCATTGTATGTAGGTAATGCTATACTGCCATCAGGCATTGTGTATTGCATGTCTTTTAAAAATCTTGTGACACCAGTTTTTAAAGGTGCACCCAATGTTGTGTTTACATTTGCTACTGGGTCTGATCTTCTAATATATCCATCTCTTATAAATGTATAGAATATATCACTTGATGGTAAATCAGGATATTTAGGGTAAAAATTATCAACGTTAGCCAATGTGCCAGCATTTCTTTTGTTTTTAAAAAATCCCCATCTACTATATCTACTCATTTATGCTCCTGGTTTAGTAGGCCAAGTTATATCATCAACTGTAGCACAATGACTACAAGTATCTGGCATGTCTCTTAATTGTTGTCTATAAGTTGCCCATTCTGCCTTTTTACTTGCACTAAGAGGTGAATCTGCGGCTTGTGTCCAATCACTTGCTTTTAACAATTTTGTTCGCAAATCCCTAATATATGCTGAGACATTTATGGTTTCTTCTGGTTTGCTTTCTATTGTGTGAGGATCAGTGCTTACATTTACGCAAAATTTATTTACATCGCTTACTCTGCCTTCCATTGTGAGTGTTCCAGGATTATTTGCTAAAGTTTTTTGTAAACTTTTTTCTGTCATGCTGAGTTGTGTATCTATATGACCTGTAGTGCTATTATATAAAATATAATTTTTCATTAAAATACATCTCCTTTGTTTAACCTCACCATGTCATATCTAATAGCGGCAAATCCTCTGTTACCAGTGGGTGTCGGATCCATTGTGTTTTTAGCAAATATACGCACATTCCCGCCAACTGCACCTTCACCTATTGTGACTTTTTGGTTCGCTTCTATGATACTTGGTATTGTGTCAAAATTGTTATTTGTAATACCAAAGTTTTCAAATTGCACTGTGCCATTAGCATATTCTATGTTTGCATGAACACCAAAAGCCGCATTTGCTGTAGATACATTTGCTAAAGCACCTATAGGTGTGCCTCCAGCCATAAAACTGTAATCACCGGGTTCAATACCTGTTCCTGATGTAAAATCTAACTCTGTGCTGGGTATAATATAACTATTAAAATCATTATTTGCCATTGACACATTATTAGCAGGTTTCTCTTCTATTTGTCCACCTACTGCAATATTACCCATGGATTCACGTGTATTATAACCGCCCCATATGTTAGCCGCAAACACACTGGCATTACCTGACACATTACCAGTAGGTGCTATAACACCACCACCGCCATCAATTGTGTCAACTGTAAATGTTAAATTATGTGTATTTGAGAAGCCTTTTAAATATTTTCCATCAACAGTAATAGTATCTCCCACACTGTATCCTGAACCTGCTGTTGAGGGGTATACACTGCCATATGTTGCATTTACAACATCTTTAAATACTGTGAATACAGCACCTGTTCCACCTGCTGGGCTTACATCAAATGTATCTACGTTTTGTATTATACCTGTAAATATGTCTGGAGGTGTAATTATACCTGGTGGCACAACTGGTATATCTATATTTCCACCAGCATCATCAGTTTCTGTTACAGTTCCTGTTGTATATACATTAGCATCATATTCCAATAATGTTAATTCAACATTTATTATACCACCATCTTCTTGAACTTCTTTTGTTCTTAATACTCTGAACTCTTTAGCACTAAATCCATAATCAGCATTTGTTAAATCAACAACATCACCAACATCTATTTGCATACAACTAAAATCACCAACACACTGAACAACCATGCCTTTTCTGCTCTGACTCAAATCCAAATTAGCCAAGTTTTCAGCATGTATGTTATTGTTAATTAAATCTATTCTGTATTTTACAATGTTTTCAGGTTCATTAGGATTTAATTCACCACTGGGTGTTTCTATTTCTATACTATTTGACTGGTCTCTTCTTGTTTTGTCTGCATATACAACTTCTGCTTTGTTAAACAAACTGTATAATTCTGTGCCAGTTATTTCTATTTTACTAACAATGTTGTCATCTGTTAAACTGAATGTTGATGCAGTTGGTCTATTTGGTATTGCTTTGAATTTACCCTGTTTGTTATCAAATGTAAAGAATGTAGCCGCCGCTTGACATATTTTATTAATGTTTGTTGCTACATCATTACCTGTGTTTATGTAACCATTAATTTCCCAACGATCAATAGTAGCATTACCACCTGTGTTTGGTGTATAAGTTATAGTTTCTGCACAATAACCTTTCATTGCTGTATTGGCAGTATCTGTTATAGAATTAACATCAATTATAGTATTGCTGAGTCCTGCGCCATAACGTGTATTATTTAGATAATCAATTAAAACATCACCTGGATTACTCACACTGTTTGTTATGTCAAATGTCATTGGTGGTAAACCAGTTAAACCATTTTCTGCATCATAATCTATTTGCACAATAGCATATAACAAGTCTTCTAAACTATATGAAACGGCGTTAGTTGCATGAGGCAAATACGCATAAGCACCACCACTTAGTCCAAAGAATTTACCAAATGTGCTGGCATATAAACCTATTCTTATTTTACCTGCTAATTCTGTTTTTACTGTTCCACCTTGTTCTGTGATACTGGTTAAACTACCACCGCTATCAAAATTACAAGTATCAGCATTTTTATATACTTTGTTAAGTGTATAAGTGGCACCATCTACAACTTCTCCCAACACAATAATATATGTCATTGTTTGGTTGTTGTTTGATATAGCAACATCAGTAATGGGTCCACCCATAATGTTTCTACCATAAGGAATACCTATTCTGTTGTCGGTGCTGGGTGCTACCTGTATTTTAACACCTGGATCTGGACCCAAGTCCTGTCCTGGTATATCAAAAGCACCTGTAACTTTGGCAGTTGCGTATGCTAATCCACCAGCAACTACACTGGCTACTAGAGCACCTGTTGCACTGAGTCCTATACCAGCAATAGTTATAAAACTACCTGTAAGTCCTACAGCACTGGCTATTGTTGCACCTATAAAACTAAAAACTGCCATATTATCCTCTAAAAATCCAATTGAAATCTATAGGTTCCCAACCTCTAGTGTTTAATTTTAAATCTGGTGTTGAACTAAGTGTTGTTAGAGTAAAACTTTGTATTTTATTGTCTCTTTTAAGTTCTTCACCTATACGCACATACTCTTTTAACAGTCTTGCACCCGCCGTAGAGCCCCTGTAAGCACTTTCTACCCACCATGCTATCTCTGTCATGCGTTTTACGTGGGGCAACCATATATCGCCCTGTATACTTGCTAAAAGCATACCCACTACCTGATGTTGTTCCTCTACTACTAATGCTACGCCTTCACTGGTAATATAGTCCAATACACGATTTACATGTTGATTGTCATATTTTGGATTATGTAAGTCTTTTACAGGATTACTGTTAGCAAAATCAATCATTAAACGTTTAATTTCGTCATAATCCTTAATTGTAGCACTTCTTACTTTCATTATCTTCTCAATGTGTTACGGAATCCTGTTCCATCACCACCAGCACCACTGCTACCACCACCATTATAGTTACCGCCATCATTTCCTTCTCTACCAAAATTAAATGTGCTCTGATATAATTCTGGTATTCTATCAAAACTGCCATCACTGGGGTATAGCCTTCTTCTATTATTAGGTTCTGTTCTTTGACCGCTTACTTTTGTTTGTAACAATGTCCATATACTAGCACAAGTTACTGTTACACCATAATCATTGCGTTTTTCAATATAATTGTATGCTTCATTAATTGCAAAATTAGTAATAACACCTTTATAACGAGTATACACATTGGCTGTGTCTAATTCGTTGGTTGTTGTGTCCATAAATACACGTTTTATTGTGACATTTCCGCCTTTTACAGGTTCAGTCATTATAATATTCAAATAATTTACTTCTGTGCCAGTGCTACTGCTGGGTATACCTGCTAAACTGATTGCTATGTCACCATTTGTTATTTTTAAGTTGTCATCTACATCAGTTATGTTTAAAAAAGCACCTAATTCAGTATAATTGTTGCTGTCAACAGTATAAGGTTTATGTGCATCACTCAAATAGTAAACATTACCATTTAAATCTAAATCTATAAGTGTTACAGGCCAAATATTTGTGCCTTGAACTGCTGGTATACTTGTGCTCATTATGTAATTACTTCCATTAATACAAAATCTTCATCAAATTCAACTAAATCATGGGGCACAACATTGTAAGTTGGATTTACAAAACATTTTACATGAAAACGCACATCACTACCCACTCTAAATCCACCTGTGTCTAACGTTGAATCTGTTTGAGTTAATACTGCTCTGTGAACTGGTATAGTTACGTTTCCGCCTGTGCTAAATCCTACATCACTGGTAACTTGGTAAGGATATCTATACACATTTGCATTTCCTAGGGGTTGTATATAGTCGCCTTTCTTAAATAAATTTGTTGCTGACCCTGTAAGACCGCTACAATCTACATAAAATTCACTACCACTATATGTATTAAGTGTGATATTACCTAAATCACTTGCTGTTGTATCACCTAAATATGCTGTTAAATAACTTAAATTTGTATTGTTAGCACCTATGTCAACATTTGATTCTGTAATTCTATCTATATCATCAAGTGTTTGTAATGTTCCTCTGCTTTCACTGTATTTTAATCCTCTTGGAGAACCCACAGTAAATTGATATACAGCAGGACTTCTTTGTGCTGTTTTTAAATGTCCGCTTCTACTCACACTCTGTGCTGTGACCTTACGTTTATTAATATTCAAGTAAGTTGCGTTATCTATAACAAATTGAACGCTCATTATAATCTCCCTCCTGGGCTACGTCTTCTGCCTGCTTCTGTAACAGCATATATGAATTCTGGATCTCTTGCTAGACGTTCTTCAAAACTACGGCTGTCAATTGCTTGTATATTATAAGTGACTGATGTTGTTCCTCCTGCCATCATGTTGTTTGGCACTATACTACCACCATTGCCTGGCACAAATAATTCAGGTCCTCTTTCACCCACTATGTATGGTTGATTTGCCATAACAGGACCACCCATTGCTTTACCTGGTAATTTGTAAAATTTATCGATACCACCAGCACCTGTAAAGTCTATGCCATATCCAAATATTCCAAAAATACCTTTTAGGAATGGTATTATAACTGCCATACGAATTGCTTGTGCAATAATTTCATTAACTATGGTTTTGAAAAAGTCTTTAAAACTGCTTAAAACATCTTTGCCTTCTGTGAGTGCTAATGCTAGATCATCACCTAATCTTTCTGTAGCACTGCTAAACACACCTAATAATTCTTCACCTGCTGTTTTGTAATCTGCAACTGTATTTGCTAATTCTTTAGCACCATTTTTAATTTTAGTGCTACCACCTTCAACTGTGTCTGCAAGTTTATCAATAATACGTTTTGTTTCTTCGTCTGCTTGTTCTCCTGCGGCTCTAAGATTTGCTATTAAGGTTGCTACATAATCCTGTGCTCCTGTAACAGGAACTGCTGTGAATACATCACCCAGTGCTTCTCTGACTTTGGGTAAGCCATCTGTTCTAACTTTGTTTGCGGCATTTTGTATGTTTTCAAAGAATTGTGTAACATCATCACTGCCACCTGCCATTTCAATCAGTTTACCAATGCCTTTACCTAAGAATGCTACTGCTTCTACAACACCACCTATAACTCTGGCGGCGCCATTCATTACTGCATATATAACTTTACCAAATTTGTCTTGAATAAATGTTGCAACACTCTTAAGTGCATTAAACAACATTGTGAAGTAGTCAATAACAACAGCACCTATTTCAAGGAAACTGTAAAAAGCATTTACAACACCTTCACCTATAGTTTTGGCAAATGCTGATATTGTTTCTTTGTTGTTGTCAAATATACCAACCATTTCGTTGATAAATGCTGTGAATTCTGGAACTATGGCATCACCAATTGCACTTTGGAATTGGAAAAATCTGTCACCTGCTTGTGATAAACTACCTGTAAGTGTTACGTTTAAATCATTGGCCGCACCATCAATACTTTCACCAAATTCACGTAATTTTTTACGGGTTTCTTCAATACTGTAACTGGCACCTGCTTCAAATCCAGCCATAGCAAGAACACCTTTTTCCCTAAACATGTCTGCCGCACCAGCACCAGCACTTAAGGCTCTCTGTAACTGACTACTTGCGTCTTGGAAACTTAAACCTGTAACAGCCGCAATGTCAGCCGCTAATCTTGTGTTCTCTTCTAACTCTTCTAAATCTTTACTTACTGTTGCTAAGGCTGGTGTAGCACCTGCTATCTCTTCAAAAGCAAATGGTAATTCTTGTGCTATGTCTCTAACTTGTTGTAGTGCTAGAGCACCACCTTCTGCACTACCAACAACATTTTTAAGAACAACTCCGATGTCCTGTATTTGTTGTGCGGCACCCACACTGCCTGTTATGCCATCCAGTGCTTTTTTAATACCCAAAAAGGCTGTTCCTGCTATTGCTAATTTACTTGCTAAACCACCAAATGCTCCGCCTACACCGCCAACACTGCCTTTGACTCTGCCCAAACTGGCGTGAGCACTTTTGATACCTCTATCAAACTGTCTGCTGTTAAGGGTTAATGTTACTTCAATATTTTTAGCCATCTTATGTTACTCTTTTTATAAAATTTCCTACCAGTTTGTCCAACTCATTGCTTGTTGGTTCTGTCATACCTTTAGGTGATTGCTTACTCCAACCTTCATCAAGTCTTTCAGCATATCCATACCTTGCACCTATAGTATTCTTTTTCTCTAACTTTGTTCTGTTACGAGCATTACCACCTCTTATGGGTGTTTGACTTCTAAAATATTTATAACCTTCTTTCATAACTTCCTCAGTTAGAATCTCCAGTTCTTCAAACATTCTTTCAACTTCACCTGCGTTTATTGTTACTTTAGCCATTTCTCGCTTTTTCCAATCTCTGTTTTAGTTCGTCAGTATCATACATATGATCTGGCATTGGCGTTTTGTTTCGTTTACTGTTTTGTAATGTTTGCCACGCCGTGCTTACATCTAAAACCATTAAGTCAAATGTGTCTGCTGTCTTTAAAACTTGACTGGGTAGAACACCATATGTTCTAGCCAGTGCGTCTATTAGTAAAAGCCATTGTGTTTCTTTAGAATCTTCGTTTACTACGTGGCTTGTTACTTTCCCAACTTGTCGCCAATTAATTTAATGGCTTCTGTTAACACATCAATTGGCAAAATTTTATCTTCACTCATAACAGGTTTGCCTTCTTCATTCAATATTAAATCCACTAGGATATCTGTGAATTCCAAAGGGTTTTCTTCTTTAATTGTGGCTAATTTTGCGAATATGTCCAAAGGCTGTCTGTCATATATATGGAAATCTAATTCTTCTCCATATTTTTCAACAATTTTTGGTTCTGTGATTGTTAACTTTATCAGTGTGGGTTTAACTGCTAGTTCTTGTAAGTTCATATCTTAATCCTTTATATCTCTATGTTTTAAATCATGTAATGCTGTTAAGCAAAATGATAATCTGTTTGATGCTTTTTCTACATCTGCCTTAGCACATCTAAGTTCATTCTGTGCTTTGGCTATCTCCTGTTCCATGCTCTTCAGCACTTCCAGTAGGGTGTGTTTCTCCCAAATCTGCATGTTCTTCTTCCTGTATATCTATATTTATTTGTTCTTTGTGTTTTTTGCTTGGTTTGATACCCAATAATTCTTCTACTTCATTTTTACTATGTGGATGAGTATTGATAGTAAATGTATCAGATGATTTTGCGGTTTCTAACCATTTGATTGCTAATTCTTTTGTTTTTTGTTTCATATTATTACCTTAAAAGTGTGGGGGATAAAAATACCCCCCACATGATCAATTTTTACGGAACTGTATGCTCAGTAAAATCTCCATCTACCTCAATAGTAACAGGAGTTACCCAAACGGGTGCATCCATGTTAACTGTTGGTGCTAGACCACTAACAAATCCACTTCCTGATAGGAATTTTGAATCTTGATCTGTTCCATCGAAATATACGTTGAAAAAGACCTTGGTCTTGTCTTTGCTTACACCAAATAAGCCGTTTTCTTTTGCATCGTCATCTAAGGCTGTGCCTGTTCCGAAGAATGCATCTGTGTCTACCACAGCATTTAAACTTAATTGGTTGGTTGCAGGTGTTGTAGCGGCATTCTCAGCAGTTGAATCTAGTGTTTTCCATCTAAATACACCTGTTGAGTTGTTCACTGTTATATCCTGCATGTAAGGAACGACTAATGCGTTAGCGGCAACGTTGGCTTCATCGCCTGAAACCGCTGATAGATGTAAGACTGCTTCTGAGCCAGCACTTACATTAATAATCGCCATTGTTGTCTCCTTTCATTAAACAGTAATAAAATTAAAATTAAAAGTATAGATTAAAACATCTGCCTCAATATCTGTTGACATAGCACACTCTCTTGTGGGTTGTCCACTAACAGATTGTCTGCTATTCAGTATTGCGGCTGTTACAGTATCTATATCACCTGGAGGATTTTTAGCATCAACTGCCAAATATCCTGTTACAGTAGTAGTAGTTTGAGCAATATCATTGTTGTCAAGAGTATTAAACAATTCCTCTTTGCTAATGTTATCCTCGTCAAGATATACAAACTTCATATTTTTAATATAAAGTGGCTCTCCAGCAGAACTAAACGGTAATTCAGCACTCACACTAACGTTAGTTGATGCGAGTGCTACGTCTAAATTTGCTTTGAGAGTATCTCTAACTGCCATTACCTTACCCTAGTAGTTGCTCTACGGCCTCTGGTTCTTCTAGTTAAACTAAAACGAACCATTTTTTCACCGTCTTCAACTGTGCCGTCATTATCACTGTCATACCAATCAAACATGTTTAACAATTCTGCGAACAGTTCATTAAACTTGTCATCATAATATTGTATTTTTTGCACTTCGCTGGATTCTGGATTACCAAAATCAGCAACTTTGGGCAACAAATACTCTTTTAGTGTGTAATAACAACACATATCTGTGAAATCTGCCTTTCTGGACTTGATTAAATTAGGGTTAAAAGCAGGTATGTTGTCTATGCTGTCATATCCACTACCTGCATAACCCAAATATTCACGCCATCTAGCACTAGCACGAATCTTTTGATTGATTCTGTTAGTTGCTTTTGTGGTCAGATCCTCAATATAGTTGTTTAAACTACCAGGAGTATCCGGCACATTAGTGAAGTCTAATTCATTAGATTCAAACAGTCTTTGATCTTTGTCTTTAACGTCCAATGCCTCTGCGTAACTAACTACGTCTGTTCCTGATAAAATAAATGCCATATTGTTCTCTCTATACTAAATTATCCTTACGCAGACGCTAGGTCTCTTGGTAAGTTACCACTCCTAATGAATCTACAACCAATCGCTTGTCCGATTAGGCCCTCAAGCAATGCTTGGTTCGCCAAATCTTGTGCTACTGAACCGATTGCACCGGATTGAATTCCACCTACACCGTTTAATTCTTTTGCAAGATGTAATTCGTGTGCTGGTGTAACAATCGCTACGTAGAATCCTGAGCCATCTGTAGGAGCATTTTCGTTCCTTAAATTAGCAACAGAACTAGAGAACTGGTCTAAACTTGCTCTAAGAGTTGTGCTAGATTCTGCGATAACATTAGATGCAATCACTGCTCTACCAAAATTACTTCTTACTCTAGCAAAACCGTTTCTCACTGTAGCAATCATTTGATAATTATCTTTGTCAACATCGTT